TGTAAAAAGAGAGTATAGAATGGGGGGTTTTCCTTCACGTGAAAAAGGCAATCTCATCGGTGAGAAAGCAAAAAGACCACACCCGGGTATACCGCTCAACAAAAATACCCTTCTAGAGCTTATCCACAGCACACATGGCAACCTTAGCAGGGTCGCAGATGCACTGGGAACAACAAGAACAAGTGTTAGACAAAGAATAAAAAAAGACNCAGAACTGGCTGAGGCACTTGAAGAAGCTCGAGAACGCATCATAGACACACTTGAAGAGTCAGTGTGGGATAGAGCTACCTCGANTAAAGACACAACTCTTCAACTTTTTTTGCTTAAGACACAAGCAAGACACAGAGGGTATGATCAAGATGAAGCGAAGAACACTGCTAAAGACATAGCCACTGCTGCTTTCGACTTCATAATCAATAGATCTAAGAATCCAGCCGAGCCAACGAACTAATACCTTCTAATACATCTCTAATACATCTCCAGCAAACAATAGCCTAATAGCAAACAATAGCCTAATAGCAAACAATAGCCCTACAACGCTCTAGAATGCACTAACAACACTCTAGCATGCGCTGTAAGAGCTTAACGTGTCTTACTAGTATTGTGAGATGTGTGATGCACTACTCAAGCGTGTAAGCCTTCTAATGCATACACTGTATGTATATCTATATACACTCACACACTGTATGTATGCACTCACACACTGTACACTGTATGTATACACTATATGCAGTAGCTACCCGCCCACATCCACTTCAGCTACCCGCTCACCCTCAACCCAGCTACCCGCTCACTTACACAGTGAGAAACTATATCTGCACACTGTAAGAGCTACCCGCTCACTAACACACTAGCTACCCGCTCACACATGCAGTAGCTACCCGCCCACACTACATCGCTAGGCACATGTACTAAACAATATCTGCTTAAGATATGATAGAGACATAGATATATATCTTGATGAGAGCTGTAAGCGTAGTGTGTGTGTGGTATCTAAACAGCTCCTTGCTCTACGATGCTAACAAGGTGGTTAGATACAGTGACTCCGATGACGCTGTGTGTGTCAGAAAAGACGGGGGGTGTGTGTCCTTAACTAGAACCAGTACTATACTTAGTTTTAGTCTCCCCCTCTTTCAAAAACAGTTCACTTTCCCAAATAAAAAAAGTATTTGATATATACATATTGCATAACTTTACATTGTGTGCAGAAATTGGATATCTTTACATTGTGTGCGTATAGATATTATGGCTTAAAATTGTGTGCGAAAAATTTACATATAAATATTTTGAAAAATAAGATGTACGGAAATAATAAGATGTACGCAAATAAGATGTACGGTAATAAGCACACAATCGTATATGTGTTTACCGGTGTATGCGTGTAATGAAAGAGTGTTTGATTTATTTTTTAGAAATATCTGTTGGGAAATATTTGTTGAAAAAAAGACATCCAGTGGATAGAATAAAAAGACTTCACTAAAACACAGGGCCGTGCAGATCCTTTTTAGTGAAGTCTTAATTATTGGTTAAGTCACAAGACTAACAAAGCTGATAATAAGAAACAACAAGGATCTGCCGAAAAGTGAAAAAACTTGGGATTATATTCCGATATCTTAGATAATTTTTTAAAAACATTTCAAAGACTTACAAAGAACTTCAAGAAAATATTTCGGTATTTGCAACGCCTTGCATTTGAATTCAAGAATGTTTTTCCGTCAATTCCAACAATTGCCAAAAAGAGTGGTTGTTCACTAAGCACGGTTAAACGTGCTATACAATATTTTAAATCTTTCGGCTTCATAAACGTCCAAAAAGTGGCATATCAAAGTAATTATTACTATATGAATGCCGCGCTTATCAAGATTGATACACGTAATCCAAATACTTATAGAAACGCCCCACAAAGTCCACATGAGCCCCAGGTTGAGCTATGCGTTGAGCTATGCGTTGACCCCGTATTAACTTCTACTAAGATAAACAAAGATAAAGATACTAGTACACCCAAAGAAAAAGACCAAAGTACACCAGTGCCAGTATCGATAAATAAGAATCAGCAAGAAAACAAACACCAAGAAAACAAGCAGCAACAAAATAAGCAAGAAAACAAGCAGCAAAATATGCCAATTAAAAAATGCGTTAAACTACAAGGCCTAACAGAACAACAACAGCAAGATTTAAGCGATCGTTTTTCGGAATACGCTCTTGTTAATGCCTTACAAGATGCCAAATGGTACGTCAAGCAAGGAAAAGTGATAATAAGTCTTGTTAAAATGTTATGGAGCAGGGCAGCATCATACAGTTGAAATTTCTTTTAGAAATATTTCACACCTTTTTTTTGACCGCATAGATATGGGTGCATAATCTTGTAGAAACGAAATAGATATGCTGCATAATCTTGTAGAAACGAATTTCCATAAATGATAAAAATCGTGGAATATGTATTTTAAGATATGGGGATGTGTGCCAACATTTAAATGGACTATTGATATCAAAGACATCGAAAAAAACCGGGGATTTAAGAATGTTAGTCGTAATGCTTCTATGTGTTTTATTCGTAATAACGATTCTTACGTACGTGATGTGTTATCTACTAAGCCTCCCAATGCGCTAACCGTATGCGCTGATCACAAAGCCAAGGGGTAAACTGATGTCTCTACAAAGCCAAGGGGTAAACTAATGTCTTTTCCACAAGATATTCAAAGAAACTTTCATTGTATTGCTCCTTTTGGTTTGGATGAAAAAAAGGTAGATTTTTGGGTTAAAAACACTGATGAAAGAAAGCATTTAGAAAAAATATCTGAGGCTTATAGTTTTTTTTCCGCTGACATACTTACTGCCGATTCCTTTAATGGCGATGCTAAAGAAGTTAAAATTACCCTAGTAAATTTATCTACTTCAGAAATGGCTACCAAAGATTTAGTTGATGCGGTGTCAAATAACTTAAAAAATACGTCAAAAGATGATCTACCGGAAGATGATCCACAAAAAGATGAACTTATTTGAAAAGAATTTGCATCAAGGAATAAAATAAGGTTTCTCTTAAAATATCAAAAAATTAAAAATGGTTTGAAAATGGATAATACAGAAAAAGTTAAGCGCTACACTAGAATTAATGCAAAACTGAGCGAAGACGATAAAGATAAAGTAAGAGAATGTGTTGAACAGCTAGTTCCTTTGCTAAATTCTTATAAAAATGCAAATGTTGGTGCAGCTGGCATGGTGCAACTTCTTGTTTACATGGCGATGTTTAGCGAGCATGGAAAAGAGGGTTTTTTGAAAAATATGTCAGAAGCTTATGATTTTTATAGCGACCAGGTCGACGGACGAAAAGAAACATTTACACCGATAACAAAATAATCGATAAAAACAAATAATTATGGATGATATCGAAAAAGCGGAAGAAAAAATACGAGCTGAATATCAAAAAAAAACAGATGAATGTATTCTAAAGTTACTATGGTATGTTTATGAAAATACAGATATCGATGCTAGAGCAATGATGAAGCTTTTAATTTTGTGCACAGAACAAAGACTGTAAAAAGAATCAAGAGATGTATCATTTGGAAAACTGGTTGAACACCAATTTTCCAAACAAATATGAAATCTAATAAGGAACCGACTTCCCATATTCGCCCATTCGTTTTTTATTGCCCGCTTTTGTGGAGTTTGTGCCAGGTGTTAAACTTTTTGGCTTTGGAGCTTTTGTTTGTTTGTAACCTGTTACGAATTTTGATACTGCGCTTGCCTTGGGCATAAATACTCCTAAGTTTTAGATTGGTTTTTTATGGTTTTCGCATTACAGTAAATTTATGTAAAGAAATTATTGGAGAAAAATGTCTGAACGTAATCCAATGCCAAACCCGCAAAATCCCAATGACGCAATGTATCAATTTATCGATACACAGCCAGCCAGTTCATTTCCGAATAACCCAGATTCATCTTTAAGTCATTTTACAGTACGGCAATTCACGCCTGAAAATATAACATCTGGATATCCTCCTATTGTAACAAAGACAGCACACGGGCTCGAAAATGGGCAAGCAGTTAGAGCCACACAATTTATTAGTATTCCTTTTGCTGTAGCAACGGGCATGGAACAACTAAATAACAAATTATTTTATGTCCAGGGTGTTACAGATAATACTTTCTATCTTGCTGATAAGAATACGTTGCCGATTGACGCACGGAATTTTACTACATATGTACAGAATGGACAATTTACTTTGACTGGTCAAACTTTACCGATTGTAAATCCTTCTCGTTTTCCACCACCCGGAACAGTTCTAATATAAATTGTTTAGATTGAGCATAAGCCCAATCCAAACATTAATTTACTTAACGCGCAAGTAATGCCGCATAAACTCCACATTTTTCAAAGTGATATTGTGACCACTTCAATTTATCGTTGATGTAGTCCCATTCGTCTAAGCAATCCAATCCGTAATTACAAAGCAATGAACTCACAAATAAAACAAGCTTAAGTTGGGGTGTTTGTGCACCAATGGTTGCAAAAGCAGCCATCCAAGCCTCACGAGCTCTTTGTCTCCATGTCAAGTCCGGCAGGTACCACGCTCTATTTTTTGCGTCTTCGTACGTGCGTATGGCATTAAAATGGTGCATGTCAAATTCGTCTTGCCAAAACTGTCTTTGGTTTGTAACCGATTTTTGCATCATAGATTTTGATGCAAAATGACTTTGTGCGTCAGGAGTCGCAAAAAGATATTCTTGACTCGCTGGAAGTCTGTATTGCTCGCAATATCCGTACGATTTAGCGAAGAAAAACAAACCTAGCAAAAATAAAAAAGTTGGAATTGCAATATTCCAAAATCGTGTACCCATATATAAACACCTGTAAAAATGTGTAGAATCTTTTTTTGTAAGAGTTGTTAGAAATTATTCATCCTGATCATCACTATCAAAATCATCAATGTCATCGAAAACATCAATTTCATGATCACTTTCCTGTTTCTGTAGAGATTCATTTGCGCATCTATCATTATCAAAATAATATTTTGTTCTTTGAGGATCGCAATGCAGCAACCACATTTTTGCGTGATCGTCTTGATGTAGATAAATCCAATTATAAATTTCCTGACAAATAGGATCAAATTTTGTTTCTAGTGAATTGATAATGTTAAACTTCAAATTTTTTATGCATCTCTTGAAAATTTTTTCTTTTATGCCGTCCTTACCAGTGACATATTCCTGGTAAATTCTATTTTGCACATCAATCGTATTGCCCAGTTCTAATGTGAAATTGTCAAGCCCATCTAAAATTTTTTTATCTACTTCTGAGAAGTTAATTTTTTGGGGGTTTTTTACACGTATGCAAAAAACTAAATCGCCCTCAGGGGTTACTTCACGGTCTATTTCGATGTCCATAATATTCTCCAATCGTTGTAAACTATCAAATGTTTGTTTAAATTTCAATGTAAATTTAGCTAGCAAATAATTTATTTAAATGTTAATTAAAATTATTTTAAAAAACTCAAGATATTGGATGAATCAGCACAACGCAATAGAAATACTCGGAAGCCAAGATTGGCGCTTGCGAAATCTTTATAAAATTAAAGATAAACAAGGCGCAATCATAGATTTTGCACCGAACTGGGCACAGGTTGAATTAAAGTCACCGCACTATCTTAATATTATATTGAAAGCACGCCAGCTTGGAATCACTACTTATCATGCGATTTTATTTCTAGATACTTGTTTATTTAATAAAAATGTTAACTGCGCAATTGTTGCTGACAGCAAACCCATCGCGAGGGAAATTTTTATCGACAAGGTAAAATTTGCCTATGACAATCTTCCCCAATTTGTCAGGGATATGTGCCCGGCATATAGAGATAACGTTCATGAAATGCGTTTTGCAAATGGAAGTGTTTACCGAGTATCAACCTCGCTAAGAGGAGGAACTTTGCAACTTCTACATATCACGGAATTCGCAAAAATCTGTCAAGAAAACCCTAAAAAAGCTAACGAAATTGTAAGTGGCGCTTTAAATGCTGTACAAGCAGGCCAATTTGTCTGTATCGAGTCGACGGCAAGGGGAAGAGAAGGACACTTTTATAATTTATGTAAAGCCGCACAAGCGCTTGATGATTCTGGAGTACAACCAGGCAAACTTGACTGGAAGATATGGTTTTTCCCATGGTGGAGACACCCTGATTATGAAGTAGATTCAAAAAATGTATTGATAAGTAATGATATGAACAAGTATTTTCTTGAATTAGAAGATAAACATATTATTTTGAATTTAGAACAGAAAGCATGGTATGTAAAAAAAATGCAGACGATGGGCGAATACATGAAAAGAGAATTTCCTTCAACGCCCGAAGAAGCTTTTGAATCTGCAAACGAGGGATTTTACTTTGCCAAACAAATTTCTCAAGCCAGGCATGACAAAAGAATCTGCTATCTACCCCACGATGAGAATGCAAAAACTTTTTCGTCATGGGATATTGGAATTGGTGACGCATGCGCAATATGGATCTGGCAGCTAATAGGAAAAGAAATTCACTGTATTGACTACTACGAAAATTCAGACGAACCCCTGGCGCATTATGTTAAATGGATTAAAGCAAAGAATTATACGATTGAAAAACACTTTCTTCCGCACGATGCAGCAGCTCGTGAGAAAGCTAGCGGAAAGTCTTTTGCGGACATTGCCAGAGACCAAGGATTAAAAGTAGATATTGTACCACGCCAGCTTAACGAAATGTTTGGAATTGAATGCCTAAGAAATACATTGCCCAGGTTCTTTTTTGATCTGCAAAAATGTGAAAAAGGAATTAAAGCCATTGAAAACTTTCGCAAAGAATGGAATGAAAAACTTGGGTGCTACAGAGAGCGAAGTTATCACGATTGGGCATCTCACGGAGCGAAAGCATTAATATACGGCGCAGAGTCAATACAGAGATTGCACGGTGGAACTGGTATGTCAGCTGAAGAATGGAAGCGAATGAGGAAAGAATGGATATAGACTTGTGCTGCAACTGCCGATTTTACGAGCTAGAAGATTACGAGTTTGACGATGTTTCATACGAAAAGACGTATGGAGTTTGTAGAAGATATCCCCCCAAGCGCATAGATGGAACGTTTTCAGGGTTTCCAGTTGTCGAAGATGATTCATGGTGTGGTGAACACCAAAAAAATGATTTAAACAAAAAGTAATTTGCAAAAGAGAGATATGTACGCATTTCAGAAAGACGGTACTAACAACCAAACTTATGATCACAATAACAAAGTGTTCATGTGGCAGCAGTTTTTTTACGATGCGTATAGAACCTGGGGAGTTTTTTATGCTGAGGCATACAGGGATTTAAAAGCTTATGCAGGGGACAATTGGACTAATCAAGAACGAACTAAGCTTGAAAGACAAAATAGAATGGTCTTGGAGCTTAATAAAATACGTAGAGTGATCAACCTTTATTCGGGCTATGAAAGAGAAAACAGAACGCAAACTGTTACAGCACCGGTTGAAGGTAGTGACGAAATTACAGCAGATCTTTTTTCTAATGTCTTGTACTACGTTTATGATAAAGGGAATGCAGATTACATCTTTTCAGAAGCTTTTGAGCATGCTCTAAAAACAGGTCTCGCAATTGTCGGGATCTATATGGACTACACGAAAGATAAAGTGAATGGAGACATTAAATTTTACTGGAAGCCTTTTAACGCGCTTATGTTAGATCCATATTTTACTAAGAGGGATTTATCAGATTGCGACCAGGCTTCCACCAGAGATCTACTATCCAAAGAATTAATTAAGAGTTTGTTGCCCTGGATAGATCCCGAGGAAATTGACTCAATTCCTACAGGGATAAGAGATAACAAATACCAGTATTTAGGTCTTTATCGACAATATAATTCTACTTACATAGCGCAGAATTTAGTCACTTATGACCAATATTGGAAGAGAATTAATGTTCCGCAAAAATATCTTGTAGATGAAGACACAGGAGTTACGGAAGAATGGTTTGGCACAAGAGCGGAAGAAAAAGAACTTAAAGCAAGCCTGGCTTTAACTCCCCAAGTAAAACTTATTACAACACACAAAAGAAGTGTTGAGCTCAACATTATTGTTGGTGGTAGGCTGTTGTACAGTGGTCCAGACCCAACAGGTTTAGATACATTCCCATTCATGCCGATATTACTTTACCATGAGCCTCTCATAAGCACAGAGCTTAAAATTCAAGGCTTAGTACGTTCCGTTCGTGACGCGCAAAGGCAATATAATCGCCGACACTCACAGATCATAGACATCATGGAATCTATAATTAATACTGGATGGATCACGAAGAACGGTTCAGTGTTAGACCCGACAATGCTAATGCAGGCTGGCCAGGGAAGGCAAATTGTTGTTAATGATGGCTATGACGTCAACGCCGATGTAAGAGAAATTTCTCCACCCAACATCCCGCCTGGATACCTACAATATCAAGACATTATCGACAAAAATATCATGGAAATTCCTGGCGCGTCAGAGGAATTATTAGGCCTATCTTCGACTGGTGACTCTCAAGTATCGGGAAAACTTGCGGAAGTTAGAAGTTCTAACAGCCTTAAAGGTAATCGCGGGATCTTTGATAATTTAGAGCAGACTAAAAAATATGTTGGAATGCTGGTTATGGAGTGCATTCAGAAAAATTATCAGCCCGGCAAAATCTTTCGCATTACAAACAAAGAACCGACTGAAGAATTCTTTTCTGGTAATTTTGGAGAGTATGACTGCGTAGTTAAACAAGCTGTTAAAACTGCCACACAACGTGAAGCTTACTATTACCAACTTCTTCAGCTTGTGTCACTTGGTGCACCGATTCCCTGGGAAGATATTTTGGAAGCGGCTCCGCTCCAAGGCAAAACTGAGTTTCTTGAGAAGATCAGGGAAAGAGCTGAACAAGCACAAGAACAACAACAAAAAGTTCAGGAAGCTGAGCAAATACAGAAACAACTTGAATTATCACAAATTGACCAAAACACTGCATTAGCTGAAGAGCGTCGAGCTCGTGTTCTGGCTGATATTGGCTTGGCAAGAGAAAGAATTTCCGAAGGGGAACAAAACTACGCCAGGGCTTTATTAGATAACGCGAAAACTGTCAAAGAAATACAAGATCTAGACAGAAAACGCTTACTGGATGTAATGCAATTAGCTTCCGATCTGCGCCAGCAAGAACAAGCTAAAACAGAAGAATTGTTACAGCAAGACAGCCAGAGAGCGAAAAACCCATTAACTACAGGAGTTTAAAATGGCAAGAGGAATGAAAGGAACAGCATCGTACAACAAAATGATGCCCAATTTTAGCACATACGGCGGTCAGGAAAACCCGGGCTATAAACCACCGACAGGTGACGCGGGTGCTAAAGCACACGGATTATATTCTACAAAAAAAAATCCATTGTCTGTACCTATTAAAGGGTCACAAATTGGCCCAGGTTATGGAAATGCAGATCGTATGAAAGCTATGGCAAATAAAGACGCCCAAGCTCTAGAAGAAGATCTAAGAGGGCAACCATGCTAAGTCTGCAAAAAACCTTGCCAACGATGGGTGAATTTCATTTATTGGCTAGGAAAAGACTTAGTGACTATTTCCAAATTAAATTTGAAAAAGTCCAGAAAGAGAATTTAGATAAAAATAAATATTTTATCTTAGGTGCTGTTAAAACGACTAGAAAGAACGGCAAGACAAAAATACGTGTAATATTAAAGACGTATGATCAACAGCCACAAATTCAAAAAGAATCGTATCTATATGAAATTGATAATGTAGAAAACACACAAACTCTTTTATGGGTCATGCATACAAACAATAGTTTAAGTTTACCAACAATTGGCAAAAAAATATCGGTCGGCACCACAAGCGTATCTTAGCGTCAGAGTATTGACGCACTACGGGAGTTAATAATGAACGAACAAAACATTGGACATGAAGCGGATGCTGCCTCCGAGCACAACCAAATCGAGTCAGGGGAAGAAAGCCAGGATCTAAATCAACAAAAAATGGTCCCACTTGCTGCGCTTCAAGATGAGCGTAGAAAGAGGCAAGAGTTAGAGACAAAAGCAGAGCGATTAGAAGCTAGATCACAAGCTTATGAAGAACTGATTCGCGCTAAAGATAGCAAGGAAGAAGTGGAAGAAGAAGATCCCAACGGCATAGTTGAGAGAAAAGACCTCCACGCTAACACAGCACATACAAAGCGCGATATTTTGGAAACTCTCTATCAGGATATGAACCCCGAAGCTGTTCAAAAGATAAATAAGTATTTGAAATTGATTTTAGAAAAAAAGCCTTGGTTGGCTTCTTCGGTAGATACGGCACAGAATCGGTACGCGCGAGCGTACGAAATTGTTGGGGACTACATGCACTTAGTCGATGAAAAAATCGAAGTGAAAAGGTCAAGCAATCAGGATGGTAAGAGAATAATAGAAAATTCCAGAAAGCCAAGATCACCGATGGACGTCGGGAATTCTGCTCGGCCGGAAGGAATGGAATATCTCAAAAGCATCCAGGGGAAGAAAGAGTTCCGTGAGTACCGTCAGAAACTCCGCCAAGGAGACGCTTAGAGACAAATTTAAAAAATTTTGCCTCTAGTGTCAAAACATTTTTTGATTAGGAGATAAAAATGGCTGCTGGAACTACTACAACCGTACAAGTTGACCCTGAAGTTAATTTGTTTTTTGACAATATATTGCTGGATAGACACCAGCCCTATTACGTTCATGGATACTTCGCACAAGAGCGTAGAATTCCTCAAAAGAACAGTAAGACTGCTATCTTTCGTCGCTATGATAATTTGGCCGATGCCCTTACACCGCTGACTGAAGGGGTAACACCAGCTTCAGAACAGGTAACCAAGTTCGACATAACCGCTGTAGTTCAACAGTACGGTAAAGTCGTAGAAGTATCTGATGATGTAATTATCACAGTACAGGATCAAACAGCTAACGAAATTGCTGACATGCTTGCTCAAAACATGGCAAGCACTTATGACAAAATTGTTAGGAATATGCTCGCTGCTACAAGTGCACAAATTGACTGCCTAAACGGGGTTAATGGACAGCCCATCACAGAAGTAACTACCACTGACCTCGAACTAGCCGTTGACTATCTAGAAGGTAATAACGGTAAGAAATTATCACCTAACCAAGAAGGCACAAACGCTTTTGGTACTGCTCCAGTATGGGCAGCGTATTGGATGATTATTTCTACTGATTTACGTTCAGACTTTAAAAACTTGTCTAATTTTCTACCAACTGCCGATTACCCAAGACAGCAGTCTGTACTTGAAGCCGAATTTGGCTCATGTGATGAGGTTCGGTTGGTTAAGACATCTGAAGCGTACAAAGACACGTCAGTTGTTCCCGCCATTTATTTTAACTTCTTGTTCGCTGCTAACGCTTATGGACGTATTTCTATCGACGATCAATCGATGGAAATGGTTCTAAAACCGCTTGGAGCGGGACAAGATCCGTTGAACCAACGCCAAAGTATGGGTTGGAAAGGTCGTCTAGGGGCTGTTATCCTAGATGATAGTTGGTGCATAGCACTACGAAGCACAAAAGGTTAAAAAAAGGGGGACAATATGACTGCGTCATTAGGAAATAATGCTAATAGATTTACTGGTCAGCGCGAGCAAAGCCAGGTTACTAACAGCTACGGGGGTTATCTACAATCTGCTGGGATTGCATATGACCTAACTCTACCATTCTTACCAGATAAGTTAGACTGGTATAATTTTACTAGATATGGGACGGATACATCGTCTATTTCTGGCGTGTGGTTTCGTGATATGCCAATAGGCGACGCATTAATCGTTACACGAGGCGCTACAACCCTGACTAGTACATTGGAAACAACAAATGGAATTACTGACGTATCAACTGAAGGTGGGTTTTATGACCTACATTTAGTAATCACAGGAATTACAACTGCGACACCAGGCGTTATTACAACTTCCGCAGCCCATTTTCTGTCTGACTTCGACCGTGTAATACTGACAAAAATTATTGGCACAGCAGCAGCGCAATTGAACAACAACGAATATGTCGTTCGAGTTCTTTCAGCGACCACGTTTGCTTTGTATGATACTTTTGGTATTCCAGTAACAGTGAGTGGAGCCTACGGCTCTAGTGGTCAAGTCACGAAAGTTGGTCCGTTGCTGGGTAATCCTAACGAGCCCGTAAGTCCAGCTATACAGCATCGTGCTATTATCGACTATGCACCTACCGCAATTTTGCGTTTAGGAACGTCTATAATGGGAGCTGACAATAACATTATCTATTTTACGGCGTGGCAGTTTAACGGCTATGTCAATCGTGGTGATGTTGTGTAAATAATTAGGTGGGGGGTAATTTATCCCCCCCTTTCTTAACTGTAATGAGGAAATATGAGCAGAAAAATGGAAACGAAATCCGAACAAATTGAAATGGAAAAACCTTTTGATTTTGATACTTTTGAAATCAAAACAATTGAAGATTTTGGTATTTGGAACTTGCATGCAAGAAAAGCTTTTCGCGAAGCCAAAAAACGCAACCCTCGTTGTGACCCACCGATACCTGTAAGAGTGCCTGACGAATCATTCCACAAAAAAATGAAAGTCAAATTTCAGCGTTTTGATCAACCCGAAAACATTTTAAAAGTATCAGTGCGCACAAAAGAAATTGACTGGAAAGGACAGCTAAAGCCAGGGCGTAGTTACGATTTACCCTTACCAGTAATTCGTTTTCTCAACAATCTTGCCGTGCCTATTTTTGCGGAAGTTAAAGTTGAAAGTAATGGAGAGACGGTTACAGAAACACGGCAAGTAGGCGAACGCAATCGCTTTTCATGCCATCCCATGGAGATAATTTAAGGGAATATGGCTAAATCAACGGCAGATTTAATTTTGATTCTCAGAAATATTACTGGCAGAGTTGATGCGAGCGATCCGCAATTTACTGATTCAATCATGCTTCAGTATTTGCAGGACTTTATTCAACTTCAGTCAACGCAAGATATTCGTATTTTTAAAAATAAAACTTGGTGGGAATTTACATACGGACCTGGACTTAAATCCATTTCCAGTAAATTTACAAAATATTATTTTAATAAATGGGAATCAGGGAGCATCAACAATTGAACCGCCGTGTTATGTTGATGGGTTTTACGTTTTCTGGTATCAAGACCCTACAGAATTTTATAGAATCTGGCCAGAAACGCAAACCTATCAACCTCAACGCCCTACTGGGGTTCTTTATTACAATAACGAATTAACTTTTAGGGGTCCTCCTGAAAAAGATTATTTAGTAAAGATCGCAGCTTATCAAGTTGAGCTTGAGATAACAAATGGTGTTTTAGACCAAGATTATCTGTATCGCTATATATGTTACGGAACAGCTTTAGACATATTTTCAGATTTTGGAGAGATGGATAAATGGCGAGATATTTTCCAAGCATATCAACGATACAGAGCCCTGGTATATGGTAGAACAAACTGCCAATATCAAAATCAACGCCCATCCCCGGAGTTTTAATGACTTACGACCCAAACATTCCCAATGCTGGTCAATCGCCAGGATTATTTCCGCCTCAAATGAATGCAAACCTGGGTCGCTTAAAAACGATTATAAATGCTGATCACGTTTTTAACGACACTGCACAAGATACAGACGGAGTTCATAGACAAGCTACTTTTGTAGAAAGATCTATGCCGGCTACACCCCCAGGATTACCTGCTGGTACTAACGGTATATTCTACTGCTGGCTTGACGCAAATGGCCAAGCACAGCTGCGTTGGTTCAACGGCAATACAGACGTACAGCTCACACCTGGAATCGTCGCTATGGTCAATTTTGATGGCACGGGAGCGGCTGGGGTTAAAACTATGCGATCGCAATTAAATGTCGAATCTGTCACCAAAACTGCGCTTGGGACTTACACGGTGAAATTCGCTACAGAGATGCCGAACACAAATTACATTGTGCAAGTTTGCGCTCACAGTCAATCAGGAACAAATGGCATCTCAAATGGTGCAGTTCGAGGTGATATAACATACGCAAACGCCGTACAAAAAGCAAATGTAAAAGTTCAATTCAACGGGTCTGGTTCTAATTTAATTGACGTAACTGCTGGTTTCGTTTTAGTCACGAGAGTTTAATGAGCTACACCCCTTTTTTAATTTCTAATTTTGCAACGGGACTAGACAAAAGACTTCAGCCCTGGCTTATTCCCGATGACGCTCAAGAGGAACTGCTAGATGGCTATGTTTATCGCGGGACAATGTCAAAAAGAGAAGGTTACACGTACTTTGCTACGGGTGAAAAAGGCGGTGTTGGATATAGAGAATCGCGTATTGTGGACACTACAACAGATTTTGCCATGGTCGGAGCAATAGACGGTGTCAATACACTGTACACTTTAAATGGCTTGCCGCAAATTGCGCGGGGAAGTGCGGTTATTACTGGCAATAATCCAGCTCAAACTTTTACAGATAACAGCAATGGTTTCTTTTTTGATGGAATAACACAGATCGGAACAATAAATTATTTGACAGGTGTTATTAGCATCACCCTTCCAGTAGCCCCAGCAGCGGGAACGGTTTTAATAACTTACAACTCGATGCCAGGGCTTCCCGTAATGATGATTGCTAGTTTCATTACAGCTTCAAATATACGAGAATTGATTGTCGCAGACACAAGAAATGTTAATTTTTACAATACTTCGCTTAACGTTTTAGAAAACCTTCCTCATCCCACACCTTATACAGGCGATCAATTTGATTTTTTTACATGGGTAAACTACGAAAGCGCAACAAGTATTCCAAGGCTTTTATTCTCAAATAATGTTGATGTTATACAGCAATATGATGGAGCTGTAGTAACGGATTACACTTATAATATGCTAACTGGAAATCCACCAATTCCCGTCACAACTTTAACTTGCGCCTGGATGGCAAGTTACAAAGATCGGCTGATACTCTTAAGAACAACGGAAAACGGTGCTATTTTCGGAAAGAGAATTAGAATTTCTGGCACTGGCGTTAACACAGATAATTTTATAACAACTGCAACTGGAGCGGGATTTATTGACATTCCAGACGCGACGTGGATATACGGAGCTGCTTTTAATAGAGATGATTTAATTATTTTCACTCAACAAGCAACCTGGGTCTTAAAATTTACGGGTAATGACACCACTCCATTTGCGCTTAATAAAATTGACGAATCGCGCGGAAGTGAAGCCACGTTTGGAGCAATAACATACTTAAACAGAACTACAACCCTTTCTCCACGGGGTTTAATTAACACAGATGGCTACAGGGTAGTGCGACAAGACGAAGACATTCCAGACTTTTCTTATAATGAAATTGACGGCGCAAACTTTTCCTTGTGCTTTGCTGGATCTGTAGATGCTGATAGAGACCATTATTTGCTATACCCACCGCCCAATCGACAACATTCTTTAAGAATTTTGACTACTAATTACGATGAAGATAATTATTCTACATACCGACTGGCGTTATCATGTATGGGGAATTTTGTTAGTTCATTTGATGTAACATGGTCACAATTGCTTAGATATGGTAACTGGGATCAATTTGCTGCTGAATTCGGCGATTGGAATTCTTTTGCTTACACTGCTGGAGCTCCGTTTAGTGTGGGAGGGGGTCACAAAGGGGAAATATGGAAACTTGCTGTTACAGAAATTGAAGATAATCCCGTTAGAGTTCGTGAAGTGACAATTATTGATGTTAACACGCTTGAAGTCACTACAGACTGGAATAATTACCGTCTAAATCTTGATAACAGTTCCTTGTTTGATTTTGAATATGCTGACCCTGACCAAGAAGCAGATATTATTTATTTTACCGGCCTAGGTGGAACTGTTGAGGCAAATAATAAACAATACCCAATTATTTCTGTAATAAACAACAACGTATTCCGCGTCAGGGTTCCATCTACAGCCGATTTTTCAAATTACACTTCGGGAGGAACTGCGCAAAGAGTTATCCCTTTTTCTTCTTTAATGAAACAATTTAACCCATACATAGCGCAAGATCAAAAAGTTCGATGTGGATGGATTTACATGTATGTCAACTCGACAGGAACAAAATTAACTAAAAATTACGCAATTGCGAACATAACAAACTCTAATCCAGCAATTGTAACCACTGCTCTTCAGCATGGTTTGTTGACTGGATCGCAAGTGAATTTTTTTGGTATTCTCGGGATGACTGAATTGAACGGCGCAGTAGCTTTTGTAACGGTTTTGTCTCCAACAACCTATTCGCTTAATGATATAGATTCGTCAGGGTTCGGAGCTTATATTAGTGGTGGGTATGCCGCTTCTGCGGAACCAGCCAAGCTTGTTATTGAAGTGCTAACAAACGATCGGAAAACGCCTAATTACACACAATTAAATAATTTAAGCCAGCAACCATATCAGGGAATTTGTTCTAATTTGACTTTTGAAGACGGAGTTAAGAAATGGTACAAAGTATTTATTAATCAAACAGGAAAGTTTATTCAATTTAGATTTTTAAATACGCAAGCTGGAGCAAAAATCAACATTCAAGCCACAATGCCAGGGTTTCAACCAGTCGGAAGGTTAATTTAATGCCAACATTAATCAATAATTTTAATTTCGGTTCGTCGCAAAGAAATGCGAATCCTGAATTGACTAGACAGTTATCAGTATTATATTCCGACATAGCTTTTTGTGTGAATACTAAGACCTCAAAATATTTTACGGACGGAGTGTTAAAGCCACACGCAAACCCTCCCGCAAATAATCAGTTTAATAAAAATTTTGAAATATGTGATATTTATGTGAGAACGGACACAAATACGGGTTGGCTTTTGACTAGCCGAACAACGGATGAAGCGGTTACCTGGACACAAATAACGTAATGTAAAGCGGATTTACATTGGAGAAAATATGAGTAAATTAAATTATGGTGCGGGATTTAGCGGTGCGGCAAGTGGTGCTGCAACAGGTGCGTCGATTGGTTCTGTTATTCCTGGGGTTGGTACGGCGATCGGTACCGGAATTGGCGCTATTGCCGGTGGAATTTCTGGCCTTTTTGGTTCTAAGAAAAAAAAGAAAAAGAAAGTTAGCACACTTGATCCGCAACAGCAGGCTTTATATCAAGACTATGTAGATTCGATTCGCGGTACAGGACCTATGTCAGATCTTTATAATTTTGATGCAGAAGGTGCAAATAAGAACTTTGATCAGAATTTTTCTAGACCAGCCTATAGAAATTTTGAAGAAAATGTTATTCCATCAATTACGGGACAATTTAGAAGTGGAAACGTGCAAAACAGCTCTTATATGGGTGAAGCACTGGGGCGTGCGGGTAGAGGTGTTCAAGAAGGTTTAGATGCACAACGTTCTAGCATGATGTTTCAAGGTCAGGGTCAAGCAAACCAAAATAAACAAAATTCCATTCAAAACATTTTGGGAACGCAAACTTTCGCTTATCAAAAACCAGGCGCGCAGAAGCCAGGTGCAATTGATGAAATTCTTGGTTCATTGGGAGTAAGTTCAGGTGAATGGCTAGCCGATTATTTGAAAAAAGGAAATTCTGGGTCTGCGTCACCTAATTCACCATTTTCACAATCAAGTTACGCTGCTAATTCGGCAGCATTCGCAACACGGTAGGAGATATAATGCCAAGCGCACAAGTAATAAATCTTAATCCAGAGCAGCGGACGGAATCGACATCTCTTGAGAAAACTTTGATGGCTTTCGGTAAAAGAAAAAGAGAAAATGAGACTGATCTTGAAGAAACCGATGCTCTAAAAGAAATTTACGGAAAATACCAAAGTGACGGTAGAAATTTAGAAAATGCTTTGATGTCAATACAGACGCGACCCGGTATTTCTCCGACAACTCGCGTTAATACAGCAAAGCAATTGATGGAGTTTCAAAATCACAACAACGAAATGCAAAAAAAATCTTTGCAAGATTTAAATAAAGCTAATGAAATTGAATCTAATCGTCGACAAATTGCAGGTTTAGAGCAGATGCGTGGTTTAGATCCGGGTTCTGGTAGTTCTTTTGAAAATGACCCAAAAATGTTCGAGCAAGTTTCACGCCCAGCCCGTGGAACAGCTCCGCTTGGGGGACTATCTGGAACGCCACTAAGTAGTCAAGAAGCTGATTCTATTGAAACGGTTTTATCTGAAAATCGAGACGCTTCAGCCGAACAGCTTGAAGTAGCTTTTAACAGAGCGGGTATAGCTCCCGGGCGTACTGGTAAAATTATCGAGAGCAGACGAAGAACAGAAGAACAAAATGTAAAAACTAAAAGTGAAGATAAGAAAATAAATCGTAAAGAACAACTTGAATTTCATAAAGAGTCACAGAAATACGACGAAGAACTAAATAAATCCACAAAAATTGCAAAAAACCAGATCGATACAATAAAAATTATTAACCAATCTATTGGATCAGGGAATGTCAAACCAAATTCCGTTGCAAACTTATTTAAGGGCTTTGGAGTTCTTGGGGATAAAATTTCAAATGCTTATCTAAACGGCGATCAAGCTGCACTACAGGCATCCATTCCAGCATTGTTAGAAGGCTGGAAAGAAGTTTTTGGTGTACGTTTGTCAGATGCCGACTTAAGAATTTTGCAAGATAAATTACCAGGGCTTGGCAATAGCTTAGAAGCTAATAAAGCTATCCTGAAAGTCATGACAAAATACTCAAAAATGGCTTTGTTGAGATCAAAAATTGGCCTTGAGATTAAAGAAAAAAATGGTGGATTAAGACCTTTAAATTATGCCAACAAAATTGAGCAAAGGTATGATGAAATGGTACAGCCAGTAAGAATAATTAATCCTAAAACTGGCAGAGAAATTACGATACCCGCTTTTGAACTCGGAGATGCCTTAGATGCAGGCGGTACATTAGTCCAGGAGACATAATGAATACATTTAATTTTTCCGATTACGATGAAGAAGATAATTCGGCCGTAGTAAAAGCCCCAACTAAACCAAAAAAAAATACTTCTTTTGATTTTGATGAATATGAAATTCCCGAGACTCAAGAAGATAGAATGCAAAAATCTTTGTCTAATGATAAATTTTATCAGTCAGTGAAAACGCCAGACTATTCACCTGAAGAAATTAGGGGAATGCCATTTTACGAAAAAATGAAATATGCAGAAGGGTTACAAAGAGAGCAAGATTATCTACTAGATCGTGGATTTACAAAGGGGTTTGCTTCGAAAATAACACTTGGTCAATCGGAAAAATATGAGGCAGGAGAATTGTATGGAGAGCCTGGAGAAATGGTCGGCCAGCTAGTTGGTGATGTTGCCCCGATTGCTATTGCGAGTACTATTATAGGCATTCCGTTGGTTGTTGCGGGGAAACTTTTAAGGTTTGGCGCTCCAGCACTTGCTGCAACAAGGGTTTTAGGTTCGGCTTTAACTGGTGGAGGACTTGAGACAGCTAGACAAGCCGTAAAAGGGGAAGGCTTTGACTCTTTAGCTATTGCAGAACAAGGTGTTGAATTTGGTGTAGTTCACGGATTGTTTGAAGCCGTTCCAGCAGCATTTAAATGGCTTAAAAGTCTTAATCCAGGTCAACAATCTGAGCTTTTAGTGAATGGGTCGATTCCGAAAGATTTAACGCCAAATAAATACAAAGTTTATGAAAAAGAAGTTGTTCCCAGGCTGCAAGAAGTTGCAAAGCAAGAATCTGAGATTGCATATGCGAAAGCTGTAGAAGAGAATAACACCATTTTTGAAAACAAAATGTCAAATACTCAAGCAGATCACGAAAGAAAGTTAGCGGAAATATCAAAGAACAAACAATCATCTCAAGAAGATTTTGCACGTGCTCAACAAGAATATGAAAAAAATGTTCAAGAGGCAACTAGGCAGCATCAAGAATCTGTAAGTCAAATAGAACAAGAAAATCAATCAGCTCAAGTTGAACAACAGCAAAACCAGGCTCAGTATGACCAACTTAAAAATAGACAGAGCATGGTTAACGAAGCAATCCAGCCGAGTGAAGGTGGAGAGATTCTCCAAGGAAAGGTTTCTGCTGAGGGAAAAGATGTTGGAATACGTCCTATAGCTCCATTCGAAGCTTTAAGACCTATCGAAATTAGAATTGGTGATGTCGTTAGCACAAATAGTGTAGCTGATACAGCACCGAACGGACGTGGCAATACGACTACAGCGGGACGCACTCAAACTCAGGCTGTAAGGGCTAATGACGCGGTGGATTACAAGCTTGTGCAAGATGCTTATACTTTGAGTGATGAACTTAATAGCAAGATCAACGCCGAACAACCAAACATGGTTTCAGATTTAATGGCCCAGCGTAATAGGCTTACCAGAATTTCAAAGCTTTCACCCGTACAAGATCAGCAACTTAGCGTTATTGATGCACTTTTAAATGATCTTACGATTACGTCACAAGAGGGTGAAATTATTGGATTAAAACCAATCAACAACAATACTTTGCAAGAGCAAGGCAAATCTCTCAGATATTTCATGGATTTTAATTTCCAACATGGGAATAGCAGAGGGATTTTAACTCCGACATTAAATACTATTGAAGACGGTATCGTGTTTGGCTCGACAATGGCAAATGACAAACCGGCTTTAGATGCTCACAAGAATGCTAAAAAAATGTATGGCACGTGGGCTAAAGAATATGATAATTCTTATATTCGCCCCTACAGAGACGTTGAAAACCAAAGCTTTATACAGAATTTTGAAAGCTCGTTAAATATTGATAATTTTAATCCGTTAAATGTTGTGTTAGATAAATCAAATGCTGGCCAACAAGTTTCGGGGGTCACAAAAAGGGCTTTAGTAGATAAATATCTCAGTCCATTTTATGCAGATCCAAAAAAAATTAATACAAATTCTTTTAACGAAAAAATACGCGAACTTGGTGCTGTATTAACTCCCGAGCAAGAAAGCCTAATTCGTACTGAATTTAACATTAGCAAAAAAGCTGCACCCACTATCAAAGCGACTAAAATTGAGAGTCCAGTACCGCCAAAAGATGCCAAAATAAGACCAATTCCCGAGAAACCAAAAATTTCTGAATTTAAGAAAAAACCTAAAGAAGTTAAAGATTTAACGGTTGTAAAAGTTCCCACAAAAAGTAAAGTTCAAGAAAGTGATGCTATGCGAAAAGCTGCTTACAAATTGAATATTACTAACGAACAAGCCATAAAACAGTCTGATACAATAACAGGTTTTCGGGAACTGAAAACAGATCTTTTAAAGACAAAAGGCGGGGATAAAATATCTAAAACACTAGACAACTTAAAAACTAGAGAAATTTTATACGAGGGTAATGTTAAGCGTGAATTTAAAGGGAATGAGCTTAAATCCATCCTTAATAAGGGTGATAATTATGAATTCATATCCGAGATTCACGGTGAAGAGGTAGCTAAGAATTGGTTAGAAACGGCTGAAAAAATTGCAGATCAAAAAGTTACTGCTGATAGATGGAAGAGGGTGGGTGGGAGTATAACATCTCTAAAAGTGGCACATGTTTTTGGCATACTTTAAGACTCCCACAGATACCATACCCACGCCAAAACAGTGCATTTTGCCCCGCATAATACCAAACCAGCAATTAGTACAATTAACATTTAAATCTCCTTTTAAGCTGAATTAGCATAACCATTTATCTTATTTAAATGCTACTAAAAAACTAAATAATAGTGTAATGATAACGCACATCACATTATGGATCACTTTCTTGACCTAAACGATATTATAACATTCGTTATGACAAGATAATACCTGTATGTGTTAAATTTAAATTAATTATTTTAATCCAAGGGGAAATTCATGGCTACGTTAAACTTGAAAAATCCGACTGGCTACGATGGGCAGCCTGGCACACAGTATAAGCAAGGTATCGTAAGACTGGCGACTGATACGGAAGCAGCAGCGGGAACAGCTAATAACGTTGTAATTACACCTGTTCAGCTTACCGATGGAGTTGGATCAAACTTCGCCTCTCCGCCGTTGTTNGGCTTTGGTAGCACAACACCAAGACCAGTTAGTGCTACAAACATCTTATCTACAAGTGCAATTGTTTCTGGTAGCACTTTAAATGCGACACTCGGAAATATTACAGCTACAAACGGTAATATCGTTCGTGGAACAGCTGGAAACAAGGATGTTTATACAAGCGTGGCCACAACAATAACAGCGGGAGCAAATTCGGCTGGTACTGTAACCTTAGTCGCAGGTCAAGCAGTCATTTCTACAACTGCTGTTACAGCAGGTTCCATAATTCGACTATATCGTCAAGAAATTGGATCTACGGGAGCAGCTGCGTTGGGTGCAATTACAGTCCTTTCAAGAGTTGCTGGGACTTCTTTTACAATAAGAGCAGTGCAAGCAGCCGACTCAACACTAGCGCAAGCAAGTGACGTTTCAGTAATTGCCTGGGAAATAGTAAATTAAAGGATCATATGCCAACACCAATAAATCAAAATATGCCGATCTTAAAAAGAGACGCACAAGGGAATGTTATCCAAGAATCTTATCTTGGAGATATGAAATTTCGCGGTGAATACGTTGCGGGACAGTTAATCACACAGGGTAGGGCAAGATCTGGTTCCAATGAATCTGACGACGTGTGGCAGTTGGGTAGAATGACTTATATTGGTAATGATCTTACGCAAGTAAATTGGGCTGAAGGATCATCGCAATTTGCATTTTCTTGGGCAGATCGTGCTACTTACACATACTCATAGGAGGAGTTATGACATTTCAGTATAACCCTTTAACGGGTCGTTTAGATATTGGTGGATCAGCTGCTGGAGGTGGTGTAACCAACGTGCTGGGAACTGCGGGAAGAGTGACCTCAACGGGAGGTGCTAATCCTGTTATTGATGTTTCTCAAAGTTTTCCTGGTTATGATCCGCGAAAAGTTATTGTCCAGGTAGATGACATGATACCTACCGTGCAAGGGGTTATTTTTGGTCCATCACAAAGCACTTACCTTCCATCGACTGGAAATCGCCAGGGGATTGAGCGTTCAGATCGGGGTTTTGCAGATGATTTTGCTTTTTTTTTCGGGGGTGGTGATACTCTTAGCACAGCCAATTTTAGTTTAGGAGCTGGGGTGTTGTCTTGTAATTGGGTAATTAATTTAGGGATTTTATCAGACAATACAAATCCATATTTTACCTATGTGGGCATGTTAGATACTGTCGGTTTATTTACTGTAGCTCCTCCAACTGGGGGCGTTTATTTTTCTTACAAACATAATGTAAACTCAGGGAATTGGGTCTTAAATTGCGCTACTGGCGGCGTTACGTCTTCTTTTAACACTGCAATTCCAGGTAATACAAATTATGTAAACTTGGGATTTAGCGTTAATGCAGCAGCGACACTAGCAACTTTCTTTATTAACGGAATTTCTGTTGGAACAGTTAGCACAAACATTCCGACAGAGCAATTATATTCTATATGTGGGAATTGGCTTACTACAAATTTTTCTCCTGGAATGATTGTAGACCTTTATTATTTGACTTACATACTAACAACACCGAGGTAACATGTCGAGTTTTACGGGATTAAGTCCAAACAATCCAAGAGATTATGTTGGGCCAAATGTTGCTTTAAACACAGTTGTTACACGTAAGAGAGAGCCAACAGGGGCTGATTATCGGCAGCCAGAAACGGGAAAGTTATATCCGTTTAATACTTTTTGGCTTGTAGGGAAGAATCCGACAACTGGCATTCAAGGTGATCTTTGGTATCTATCAAAAATCGCTGCTAATGTCGCATTTTGGCTTAAACTTAGTACCAGTAGTTTTGACCCGTTAATCTTTATCGATGTGCAGGATTCTACCCCACCGGGAATTAACCCGGTTTCTCCAACTCTTGGGGGGGTTATTACCATAAACGGCGAAGCAGTTGTTAATCATGCAGTGCCGTTAGAGACTATATCCCGTTCTTTAAATGCATTAAATTTAGAAGTTCAATATGCAACAACAGCAGCAACAACTACTGGTAATCTTTCTGGAGTTTCACATTTTAATTCAAATCAGTTTGTTACCGATGCAAATGGCTTTGTCTCTTTGATCGGTGGCGGAAGAGCTATCGATACAACAGGAGTTGATGGGTTTACAGTTCCTGGAACAAATCCAGTGGCTCCCGATAATAACGGTTTAGTTACTGTAAACGGCTCTCAAGTTGCCAGTGGTACAACAGCAAACGCAATTCGTACTTTTTCACTTTCTCCAAATAATTATCAAATACAAGTTCAAAGAACATCTAGCGCAGTTTCGACAAATCAAGCATTAAATGGCGTCTCACACTTTAATTCTGCCCAGTTCTCTATTAATGCTAACGGCTTTGTTTCAGCAAGCGCAACTGGAATTGGTCAAACAATTACGGGTGATACTGGCGGAGCTTTAAGTCCAACGGCTGGAAATTGGAATGTTACAGGTGGTGGACCACTTTCATCAGGCAATAATGGCTCGGTAAGTTCAGGGTCTGGATCAAATTTAACAATTACTTCCATAAATTGCGCTAAGTGGATTGTGGATGCAAATCCCCTACGTGGAACGCACACAACTATACAAGCAGCTATTAACGCAGCAACAAGCGGACAAACTATTTTTGTGCGTCCAGGTATATACACTGAAAACTTGGCCTTAAAATCTGGTGTAAATATTGTTTCATTCGTACCAGAAGGAGATACTCCGAATGTAACCGTGATTGGAAATTCCACTCATAATACCGCTGGAACGGTCACAATTTCAGGATTGCGATTGCAAACAAACTCCGCACCTTTTCTATCAGTAACAGGATCTGCTGCTTCAATTGTTTTTATTAGCCATTGCTTTTTGAATTGCACAAACAACACTGGAATATCATATACAACTGGAAATGCCTCTTCAAGTATTACGATTAAATATTGCTTTGGAAATATAGCAACAAGCGGTATTGCTTTATATAACATGACTAGTACAGGCACATTAGGCATGAATGCTTGTTCATTTCAAAACACAGGATCAACCATAACAGCAGCAACAAACTCCGCTGGTAATTCCCTGATATCACATACAAATATTAATTTTAATCTTTCCACTACTAGTACTGGAGGGCTTTCTCTTAACCAGTGCGGGGTCAACACTCAAAACGCAACGGGTATTTTACACAATGGGATTGGTGCATGTTTGTTGTATGCAACTACTATTGATTCAGGAACAGCAAGTGCAATAAGCGTAGGAACGGGCGCTTCAGTAAGGGGTTCATGTATAACTGTAATATCATCAAATACAAACGCCATCACTGGAATTGGTACAATAGTGATCGCAGGGATTGCATTTGCTGGATCTTCAACATTAATAAACACAACAACAGAAACGCTTGGCGCATTTAATGGCGGGGAATACATAGGCAGAAAGTCTTCAGCCGTGGCATCGCTTGGAATGATTGGCCAAACAA